CCAAAATGATGGGAATTAGACCCGTTGTTATAGACCAAGATAGTGTGATTATGGGAGGAAATATGAGGTTTAGAGCTTGTTTGGATTTAGGTTGGAAAGAAATACCAGTCATTATGTTTGATGAAAGTTGGACTAAGGAGGAGATGAAGATGTTTGTTGTGGTTGATAATCAGGGTTATGGTGTTTGGGATTATGAAATACTTGGTGCCGATTATGATATGGAAGAACTTGAGAACTATGGACTTGATTTAAATTATAATATTAATCCATCAGAGATAGATGTTGAGGCAGAATGGGAGGGTATGCCCGAAGTAAATGCCCAGAGGGTAGAGGGCGCAGTTCAATCAATAGTAATTCACTTTGAAACCGCAGAAGATGTTATAAAATTCGCAGAGATAACCGAACTTAAATTAACAGACAAAACAAAATTTGCTTGGTTCCCTTTTAGAGAACAACAAAAAAATAAAGATTTTATAGTAGAAAATGAATCCTAAATACCCAATATATATAATATCTAAAGGGAGATGGGAGAGTCGCCAGACCTCAAAAGCCTTGGAAAAGATGAATGTTCCTTATAGAATAGTTATTGAACCACAGGAATATGATGATTATGCCAAAGTAATAGATAAAGAAAAGATATTACAACTTCCCTTTAGTAATTTAGGTAAGGGTAGTATCCCTGCTAGAAATTGGGTATGGGAACACTCAAGAACAGGGGGACATAAGAGACATTGGATAATGGACGATAATATTCAATCCTTTTTGAGATTAATAGGTGGAAGAAGATATTATGTGGGAGATGGGACAATCCTAAAGGCCGCAGAAGATTTTACTGATAGATATGAAAACATAGCTATGGCGGGTCTTAACTATAAAATGTTTGTAGTTGATAAGAATAAAAAGGCATTCACCCCTAATACTAGAATATATAGTTGTATATTATTACAGAATGATATGCCACATCGCTGGAGAGGTCGCTACAACGAAGATACTGACCTATCTATAAGGTTTTTAAAAGATGGATATTGCACAATACTATTTAATGCTTTTATGTGTGATAAAACCGCAACAATGACTATGAAAGGAGGTAATACAGACCAACTATACAAACAAGACAGAAAGATGGACGGAAGACTAATGATGGCTAAATCTCTCCAACAACAACACCCTGATATAGTAGAGATAAAATGGAAGTGGGGAAGATGGCAACATTCAGTAGATTATAGACCCTTTAGAAAGAATACTTTTATTAAAAGGAAAGACCTAAAAATTAAAGAGGGAATAGACAATTATGGTATGAAGATTAAGAAAGTAGTATAATAATATTATATGGAAAAAGAACCTAAAGAACTGGAAAACAACAGGAATCCTGATGGAACCTTTAAAAAAGGAATGAGTGGTAATCCTAATGGAAGAACAGTAGGGTCAAAAGATTATGTAACCCTTTATAGAGAGGCTATAATTAAGATTGCAGAATCAAAGGATATGACACCAGAAGACATAGAAAATGACCTTGCTAAATCAGGAATACTTAATGCTATTAAAGGAAATTATAGTTTTTATAGAGATACAATGGATAGAATACACGGAAGACCTAAGGAGAACCTAGAAGTTTCGGGAGATATAACCATAGAATTAACTCAATATGGAGACAAAGATTAAATTACCACACAACTTTACACCAAGAGATTACCAATTACCCTTTTTAAGGGCTTTAGATAAGGGTAAAAAGAAAAGGGCAGTTATTGTTTGGCACCGAAGAAGTGGAAAGGATAAGACTTGTTTTAATTATATGATTCGTAAGGCTTGGGAAAGAGTCGGAACTTATTTTTACTTTCTGCCCTCTTATTCACAAGCTAAAAAGGTTGTTTGGGCTAATATTGATAATGATAGCTTTAAGATGCTTGACCATATACCACCAGAGATTATTAAGAATAAGAATGAGAGTGAACTTAAAATAGAATTTAAAAATGGTTCTATAATTCAATTGATTGGTGCTGATGTCTTTGAAAAGAGTGGTGTTGGAACTAACCCCGTTGGTGTAGTCTTTAGTGAGTATTCAATTAATAGACCAGAAGTGTGGGATTTTGTTAGACCTATTTTAAAAGTTAATAAAGGGTGGGCTATATTTAACTTTACTCCTAGAGGAGTTAATCACGCACATAAACTATTACAGGTGGCTCGCAACAACCCAAAGACTTGGTATAGCGAACAGCTAACTGTTACAGATACAATGGTCTTAACAGAAAAGGATATAGATGAGGAGAGAGCAGAGGGAATGACAGAGGATTTAATTGAACAGGAGTATTATTGTAAATTCATTGAGGGAGCCGGTGCATACTTTAGAAATGTAGATGGTTGTATTTATAATGAAGCCCCAGATAAACCAGACCCAACCCATAGATACCAATTAGGAGTTGATTTAGGTAAATACCAAGACTATACAGTTATTGCTCCCTTTGACCTTGCTACCTTTAAGGTTGGAAGTATAGATAGATTTAATCAATTGGACTGGGGAACACAAAAGACTAGGATTAAATTAGCTTCAAAAGACTATACAACAGCACCAGATATAAGGCCTTTAATTAATCAGGACTCTACAGGATTAGGAGACCCAATCTTTGATGATTTAGTTACTGCTGGTATGAATGTTAATGGCTTTAAATTTACTATGAACTCTAGGAGAGACTTACTAGAGAATTTAAGAATACTGTTGGATAAGGGAAAGATAAGAATACCAAATGACCCAATACTTATAGATGAGTTAAAGTCTATGAGGTTTGAACTACCAGAAACCCAACAGGCGCTTGATAGAAATAGGATAAGGATTAAGGTGCCTGATGGTTTACACGATGATATGATTATGGGATTGGCTCTATCTGTTTGGCAGATACCAGAAACTCCCCTAAAGACAGAAACGCATACAATTAGATACTTATCAATGAATAAATCAATAGGAAGTGATGACGTAGAGATAACAACTTATGATTAAAAAATAATGGTATAATTTAGTTATATGGACATATTAACCAAACTAAACATAGATTTAGCAGATTTTAAGAACTCTATTACGATAGTTGATTCATTAAACGAAGATAATATTCGCTTTGGTGGTTCGGCAGACGAGAATGGAGGATATTATTTTAACCAAAAGGACACAATTGATTTAATAGATTTATACTACAATTCAAAGTATAAAGACGGAAGATTAGACAACGAACAACAAAGGAAGTTGTTTATGAATATCGTTCAATTCAAGGCCAATGTGGCAGAGAAGCAAACAGATATTGATATAAAGAACTATAATTTTATACCAGATGGCGAAAAGGATGCCAATATGGTGTGGTTCTTAAAGAGACAATTTATTGTTTGGACTAGAGAAAATGACTTTGGTCAGACAATTAATGATTTAAATAAAGATTATTCAAAGTATGGAACTTGTGTATTAAAGAAACTAAAAGATACAGTTGAAAGAATACCTTTAAGACATATTTATAACCCGTTAGATGCAAGGACTCTTAAAGACTCTCCATTAGAGGGAGGATATGTTGCTATCAAACATATGATGACAGATACAGAGATTAATAAGATGCCTGATTGGAAAGATGTGGAAGTTGAGGGACAAACACCTGTTTATGAATATTATACACTTTGTGATGGTAAATATCTTGAGGGAGATGAATATGATGACGGAGAAGATTACTTAATGGTTGCTTATGTTGCACCAGAAGTAGGAGACCAAGAACAAATACTATTTATGGAACAGATTGATGAAGTTCCTTTAGAAGAAGCTCATTGGGATAAACAAGATGGAAGATGGTTAGGAGTTGGGGAGGTTGAGAAACAATTTGAAAATCAAGTTGCTGTTAATATGACAGAGAACCTAAGACGAAAGCATCTTATTTATGGAGCTAAAAGAGTGTGGCAAACTCAAGGTAATGCAGTAGTTAAGAACCTATCTAAACAAGTTCAAGACGGAGCTGTATTAGAGGTTGGAGCAAATGGTGCTATTTCAGAAGTGCCTATGGCTTCTCAAAACTTACAAGAGTTTGAATTATCAAAGAGTGGGTGGATGTCTAATTCAGACCAAAAGGCCTTTGCCTTTGAGGTATCTACTGGGGAATCAATGCCTAGTGGAACACCATTCAGATTAGGAGTTATACTCGCTAATTCGGCAGCAAGATACTTTGAACTCAAAAGGGAGAACTTCTCACTATTCCTAAGTAGGTCATTCTTCAGTCAATTAATACCTATATTCAAAGACCAAACCAAAGAGCATACAGTAGCAGTTGCAAATGGAGAGGAGGGAACAGAATTTATTAAAGATGCTGTAATAGATTGGAACATTAATCGTAAATATTTCTCTCAATTACTTGATGGAAAGATACCTAACAGAGATAAGATAGAGATTAGGGTTAGAGAGGACTTACAGAAATCTCCTTTTATGTTTGTAGGATTACCAAATAAGGCGTATGATGATGTTAAGTTTTATATGCAGTTGGATATTGATAATCAGGAGACAGATACAGATGCAGAAATGGCGACAGCAACTACCCTATATCAGACACTCGCACAGAGAGGAGACCCTAGAGCAGACAGAGTATTAGATTGGATTATCTCTTTGGCAGGTAAGAATCCTAATAAGATATTGGGAGATGCCCAAAAGGTTAAGCAATCAGTGCAACAATTACCACAGGGAGGTAGTTTAGCAACACCCAACCTATCAGGACTAAATCAACCATCACAAAATGTTATCGCTTAATGATAAAGAAAAAGAATACTTTTTAAAACTATCAAGAAGTAGTGATACGGATATATTAAAGGACTATTTAACTAGAATAATTAAAGAGGTATCAGACATTGATAACTTAACAACAGACATTATTAAGAATGCACAAACAGTTAAGTTTATCTTAAAATCACAACTATTAGATTTATTAGAAGAACACACAGTAGAACAAGGAGAGGAAGATTCATACGATTAATACGGATATCGGTTTCCGACCAAAAACGAACTATTAGGCTCGCCACCGAAACGGCTGATTATAATATAACTAGACAAAACTATGGAAAATGAAGAAAACCAAGAAGTTGAACTTGAAGAACAAAATGACGAAGAACAAGAGGTTGAAGAAGTAGAAGAACCTCAAGAAGAAGTTGAAGAAGAAAAATCAGTAGAAGACGAAACTGATTGGAAAGCAGAAGCTCTTAAATATAAGGCTATTGCAAATCGCAAAACAAAAAAGAAGATTAATAGTAATATTAATAGTAATTTACAAGATAAGGCACAAAACCCAGATGACTTGAGGTCAGATGTTGAATACTTGAAACTTGAAGCCAAAAAGCGACAATTTCAGTTTGAACATAACTTGACACCTTCTCAAGTTGATAAGGTATTTTCAGTTAATCAGAACCCAGACAAAGATACTCTTAAAGACCCTTTTATTAAAGCTGGTCTTAAAGGTATTGAAAGACAGGAGAGGGTTAATAACAATACACCCCAAACGTCGGCCAAATCTAAAACCTTAGACAGAAAAGCTATGAAGGATATGTCCCCAGAGGACAAACAAGTAGCTTACCAGAAATATATGGAATCTAAGAAATAGAGGGTAATAAAACATTATGGCAGTTACAGGACAAGCTTACACAGCAGCAAACTTGGCAGCTACAATTCCAGAAATTTGGAGTCCAATAATCAATGAGGTTAATTTCCCTCACGCAGTATTGACAGATTTTTGTGTAGACCTATCAAGATTTGTAGAAGCGGGAGGAGACATTGTTCACGTCCCAGACTTTTACACAAATGAATTATCAGTATCAACACAATCAACTGAGGGAACAGAAATTACTCCATCAGTTGCAGCACAAGTTGATGATTCTCTAACAGTAACAACTCACTCTTATGTGGCTTGGTTACTTGGAGACAATACACTTTCACAAGTAGCACGATTCTATGACTTGAACGAGGCTTATGCCCGACAAGCCCAAGGACTACTTATGAATACTATTGAGGCAGCAATCGCTGGTCTATGGTCATCACTTTCAACTACAGGAGTTGGAGATACATCAAACGCAGTTTCAGATGCAGACATTCGTGTCGCAATCTCAACCTTGGAATCAGCAGACTTTAGAGTAGAAGATATGGCGTTTTTCTTCCACCCAGAAGTTTACTGGACACAAATTCACGGAATTTCAAAGTATTATACATTTGATACTTCACAATTCCCACTACAGAAGACAGGAAACCTACCTAACCAATCAGGTATGCAACACGCATACAAAGGTCAGTTGTTTGCAATACCATTGTATACATCAACTAACCTAGTTAATGCTTTGCAGACTTACCGAAACCTATTGCTTACACCAAACGCATTTATGTGGGCAGTTCGACCATTCGGAGGTTCTATTATGACTGAGTTCGGTCCTACACCTCTAAAGATTAGAGTGCAGACAGAATATCAACTACGTAACCTAGCAGTATTGGCAATCGCCGATATGAGTTACGGAGTTGCAGCAATTAGAGCTGATGGAGGTGTTGTAATTAATGCTTCAAACGCATTTATCACTTCATAAGTTTATAATTCATAACTTATACACTAAAGTTCCTTTAACTAGGAGCTTTTTTGTTATATAATAATAAGATGATAAACAAAATTTGGTTTGCTGAAAAACAAGATGGTAATATTATAGAACTTTCAGAGATGGAAGCTCTTACCCATTTTGAAAGCAATAACATTTCCCAAAGAATGAGATTAAGGTTCTTGGGAACTGGAGACGGAACAGTTTATAATAAAGCTGTATTACAAGTTAAGGAGTTAATGAAATTAAAGAGAGATGAGATTTACCCTGATTATGCTATCCTAAACCCTGAAGAAAGGAAACTGGCTGATTTTAAATTACAAGATATGCACAGACCAGAAATAAGTGAGATATTAAATCAGGGGAAGAAAGATGAACTTGAACAGGCTAAATTAAACGGGGTTAAGCAACCTGACAAGAAATTAAGATATGTAGTAAAGGCATCAGATTCAGGTGCATCAAGAGATGAGATAATTGGTTCAATCAAAGTATGAAAAAACGAGATAAAAAAATACTTGATGATATACAAATGCGTGCCAATGCAAAATATGGGGATAAGCTGTGGATAGATAAACCCAAAGCAGATGTTATTTTAAAAATAATTGAAAAGGCTCTAACAGAGAAAAAGGATATGTTCTCTGAAGATGAATTAAAGAAAATGAAATCAATTAGAGATAGTCATATACTAGAGGGAACAGAAAGAGTTATAGACGATAAGGTATTAAAGAAGATGGACGATTATATGGGTAAGGAGATTACTAAAAACATTAATGAGGGACTACTTACCCACCCAGATAAAGACCCTTATTTTAAGAAGATTAAAAAATTAACCAAAAAACAAAATGGAAGAAAAGATTAAAGAGGCTATGCCCAATGTGCTTAAAAAGCAGATTGATGCAGTAATAGATGAAGTAGTTACATTAGAAATTCAAATTGTATTTGTTGAAAATGATTTGGACGAAAAATTAAAGAAAGCTAAAAAGGAAAAGAATAAGGAACAGAGGGAAGCTATGATTGAAAACTTGGAGAAATTGAAGTTACAACAATTACACCCTATGAAAGATAATAGAATATATAAAAAGAAATATTACGATTACCTATGCACTCTGTAATAAGAGATAAAAAAGGAAGATTTATTAAGGGTTTAAGTTATTGGACTGGTAGATATAACGAAAGAAAAGACCGAAAAGGAGAAACTCACGGAATGTGGAAGGGAGATAACGTAAAATATCGTGCATTACATATGTGGGTTGAACGCAACAAGGAAACACCAACTGTATGTAATATGTGTGGCAAAATATGGGACGGAAAGGGAAGGAGAATTATTGAGTGGGCAAACATTTCGGGCGAATATAAGAGAGACCTAAACGATTGGGAAGCTCTTTGCCATAAATGCCACTCACATAAAGATAACGGATTATGTTAAAAATTGTAGGTTACGGAATTTGTGGAGGAGGGGAAGCTGGTAGGTATATGAAAAATACTGCTTTTAAATCCTTCAAAGAATTATGTGATGAGACAATCATATTAGGTAATAATATTACTGATAAGGAGAGAACCCTAATTAAGGAGTTTGGCTTTCATTTAGTGGAAGATGATAGGGAGTGGGGTAAGAACCAACATATAATGAAAGAGGACTTTTTAAAGAATAATGTTGCCCTATTAAACCCAGACGCAACAGTTTGTCTTGATATGGACGAAGAATTGGTCGCTACAAGGGATAAACTTGAGGAGTGGGCAAGGAAAGGACAGGCTTGGTATGTTTATATTGCAAACTTGTGGAATGATGGTTATCGGTCTGATTGGTCTTTTTGGAATGTTAGGTTTTGGTCTTGGGGTTGGAAAGATAAACTTGGGGAGGGTTTCTTTAAGTTTGAGAATAGACCTTTACATTGTGGTTTAGCTCCCAAATGGGCTTATCATTTAAACCTCCACGCCCCTTTTATGCTTAAACATTATGGTTTAAAGAAAGAGGTTGATAGGAGGAGAAAGATAAGGAGATATAAGAAATATGACCCTAATCAAGTTTATAGACACCCAAGTTATTATAGGGCTTTAAGTTTAAACACTTGTGAGCCTTTTAATCAAGAGAAGATACAATTTGAATTAGATAATCACATTAATAGTTTAAACCAACCACTTAATAAGGAATTACCAATGCAGAAGAAGAATAAAAGGGAATTTTTAGTTGTTAGAGAAAAGGACGGATTAACATTCCCAGTTCCCGAAAAATTTATTAGTATGCAATTAAAAAGAAAATACAAAGGAATGGGATTCAAATTAGTGGAAGAAATGCCTAAATATACAGCCTTTGAGTCATTAGGACACGATGTAGGAAGAATAACCGAAAGAGACCCAAAGATAATACAACAATTAGAAATGTTTGAGCCTGATGTAGTCTTGTGGGCTAAATTACAAACACCACAGGCATCTAAGATTATTGATTACTGTAATATTAATAATATTAAGACAGTATGTTGGGTGTGGGATTTATATTGGGGTTATAAAAGGGAATATATAATTAAAAATGGAAATATGTTTAGGGCAGATAAGGTATTTACCTCAGATGGAGGACACAAAGAAGAATGGAAGTCTGTGGATATAGACCACACTTGTATAAGACAGGGAATACATAAACTAGATTGTTATAAAATAGAAGCTAAAAAGGAATATGATGTTATATTCGTTGGAACTTTCAATGTTCATAACTCCGAAAGGAATGATATATTAAGAAAGGTTGATAAGGACTTTGACTTCCATTGGTTTGGTAAAGATGACCCTGATGAAGTTAGAGGACCTAAACTTAATCAATTATATAGTAAGACAAAGGTGGTAGTTGGAGATAGTGTTTACAGCCCTAACTATTGGTCAAATAGGGTGGTTGAAACTTTAGGGAGAGGAGGTTTCCTTATCCACGTTTATGTTGAGGGTATAGAAAAGGAATATCCTTATTTAGTAACCTATGAAAGAGGGAACTATCAAGACCTAAAGGATAAAATAGGACACTATAAACAAAATCCTAAGGAGAGGGAGGAAATTATTAATAAAAATCTTGAATGGGTCAAAAAGAATTATTTAATGAAGCACAAATGTAAAAAACTATGCCAAGAATTAGACAACCAATCTTAATATTAGGTAGAGGTAGATGTGGAACTTCTGCATTAGCTGGTGCTCTTGTTAAGGGTGGTTGGAGATTCCCTGGCCATAGACCACCTAAAAGAATAGCCTGTATGAGTGCTGGAGAGGGTGTTTGTGGTTATTTAGAAACTAAAGGGGAGATAAGAACTAAGGGAAATCATAAGAGAACAGGATTACCTATCAGAACTAGGGGAGATGAAACTATAATATTAATGACAAGAGATGAGGATTCACAATCTAAATCAATAGCAGTTCAATTAAAGGGAGATGGAGATATTGAAAAGGCAAGGAGAAGTATAATAAAGTTTAACAAGGAGGCAAGGAAGTTAAAACCAATAGAAATCCCCTTTGAAGACTTAATAAATAAACCCCACGAAGTGTTGGCTATGTTTGACATTAAGAGATTAGACGAGGCAATAGAATTTATTAAACCAAGATATAAACATTTTTAATTATGAGACAACCAATAGAAAAAATAAGTTACTGGAAATATAGAGTAGATAAGTCTTTTGAAAGAGATGCTAAACACGAAAATGACGATTTAAAACACGAGTCTGTATATTTAGTAAATCAAGATGAATGGGAGAGAATCGCCGAAGAACATAAAAAGATACTAGGACAATATAGAGATAAGAAAGTATTAGACGCTGGTTGTGGTTATGGTAGAAGTTCTGAATGGTTTACTAATTATGTGGGTATTGACTTCTCTCCTGATTTTATAGAAAAGGCAAAAGAATTATATCCTGATAAAGAGTTTATTATAGGGGATTTAAAAAAACTACCTTTCAAAGATAATGAATTTGATATCGCTATATGTGTATCAATAAAGAATATGGTAGTAGGTCAATTAGGAGGTGCTGTATGGGACAAAATGGAAAAGGAATTACTGCGAGTTGCAAAAGAGGTGTTATTATTAGAATATACCGACCCATCAATATTTAACAAATTAAATTAAATAACATTATGTTTTTTGGTAACCATACAACTAGAAAAAGCGAAAGGGATTTGCTTATGGAACAAGAGGGGGAAGAAATAGAGATTAACCCCTTATCTTTTCAGAAGAATCCTGACCATAAATGTATTGTCTGTGAGGAGGGGACAGCTAAATATTATGAACACTCCCCAGATGAATTTATAGATATGTTGAGAGGTTTAGATGGAAATATAAACTATGACTATACTAAATCAGAGTATTATCATATTTATGGATATAAAGGGGAAGATGTTAAATCTAGGATTGATAGGCTTCCTAAACTTCTTTACAATATAAGAGAAAATGGAATATTAGAGCCAGTTCATTGTGAGATAACGGGAGAAAGACTAGATGGTTCATTCAGAACTAAAATAGCTATGTATCTCGGTATTAAGAAAGTAAGGGCAGTCTTACATAAGTTTCATTGGAAAGATATAGATGATGACTTTATAGAAAGAAAGATTAAAGCAAGGTGGATGTCATCAGGTAAAGAGTATTACCAGTTTGAATATCCTAATGGAATGTGGAATATCCCAGATGGAGGGGAGGTTTATACGGAAAATGCTGGTAGATGGGATTTGTTTATACCTTTCATTAAAGGGGAGACTATTTTAGATTTAGGTTGTAATGAGGGCTACATTGGAATACAGTTAGCTCGGCAAGGATATAAGGTTACAGGAATAGATTTAAACTATACTCATAATGCTTGGTTGAATAAATTAATCTTTGAATATTGTGATAAGAAAGATTTACCTATTGAATTTCACGAAGAACTTATAGAGGAAACCACAAAAACAGCAGACACTATTTTAATGTTGAACGTCCTCTACCATATACCGAAAGCTAAACAGAAAGCAGTATTGGAAAAGTTTAAGGGTAAAAGGATAATTTTCCAATGTAATTTAAGGAAAGAAAAGGAGAGGGATATATATTATACTTCCCACCCCGATGACTTAAAAGCTCTTTTAAAAGAGTGTGGATTTAAAATTTTTAAAGAAATAGAATGGAGAGACAAACCAATAATAATCGTATAGGAGCTTATGTAATGTTCTGTGAAGAAGATACCATCTGGTTAGATGATTTTCTTGTTAATGCAGAAATGATAGATGTTGATATTGCTTGGCAACTAGACCATTGTTCAGACAAAACCAAACAAAAGATAAAGGACTTTAAAAATACAGTATGGATTAAAGAAGAAACCGAACCATACTTAGAATCATTTAGACAAAACCCTTTCTATGCTCTCAAGGAATTAGGTTATAAGTGGGCATTTCATTGGGATATAGATGAGAGGTGGGATATATCAGCAAACCTACAACAAGACTTTAAAGATGCAGAAGAAAAGGGGGCAAAGGTAATTCAATTTCCTATGTTTACAGCTTGGTTAAGGGAAAGAGCTTATTATACACAAGAAGACTGGAGGTGGAGAGATAAAATAATAGTATCTCCGTTTCATTTTGTAAAAAGTAAGGTAGATAAAGCATATAAAAGACATTATGGTAAATCAGTAATAGTTCATTATGGATATTCCACAGAAGAATTAAGAGAACACCATAAGAAACGATGGAACGATAATTACACAAGAGCAGTAGGTAAACAACCTTATGATTTTTGGGACTATATCACTAACCCAGAAATAGAGGTAGAATTAGCAGATTATAAACAATTTAACTTAACAAAAAAATGAAAGCAGTAATAACAGGAATAGATACAAAACCAGCAGAGAGTCTAGCCTTTATGTTAGAAAAAATAGGATATGAGGTCTTTATGCTTACAGATGAAGCAATAAGAAAATATCAGGAAAAAGGTTATAAAGGAGGAGTAACTTCTGATTTATTAAAATCAATGGGATATAATATGGCAAAAATTAAACCAATAGATACAGTAGAGGGTGCTGACATCTTCTTTGATTTAAAACAAAGGGATTTAGAATCAATGTTAAAGATATATCCTGAGATAAGGGGTGCTTTGTATATTATTAATGGGGGTTGTGATGGATATGAGGATTGTGGTTTATACTTCCCGACTATTACCAATAACTTTTGGATTAAAAATGCTTTCCACGTTTGGTCGCCTCCAGTTGATGATTACACTCCTAAAACAGAGATGGGTAAGGACTCTCCAATAGGATTATTACACAATGCTTATAATTGGGGTTATAAAGATTGGATTAATCCCATAATTGAAGCAACGGGGCTTCGTATTTATGGAGATAATCGTTCCCCAGCAGGAAAGATACAAAATACACAAGTTGAAGAATTACTTACTAATGCTAATTGCTTTATTCATATTAAATCTAGTGATTGCCCAGGTTGGGCTTTATATGAAGCATTTGAAACTGCAACACCAGTAGTAGTTCCCTCTCTATTGGCGGCAAGAATGAAAATGGAAGATTTATATATTAATGGAGATACCTGTATGACTTGGGGAGATAGTGTCTTTAAACAGGATAAGAAAGACCCAAGAATCATTATAGAGGATATGGAAAACGAAATGCCTAAAGCCGTTGAGGAGATAAAGGAAATTGTAGAGAAATTAAAAGACCCAGAGTTTAACCAAAAGATAGGTCAGCAGGGTTATAGACATTGGAAGAAATTAACAGAGTGGACAGGAGAAAAGGAAGAAGCGTTAAAACAATACTTAAATGATTGGAGCAGTAGTATTAGCAACTAATCAGGGACTAGGTTATCTAGCCAAAGACTTCTATGACAATGGAGTTATAGATAAGGTTTTTGTATATCCCCATTCTTCTAGGAAAAATCATTATGATTGGTATAACAATAGGGTAGATAAGATGGAGGACTTATTAGATTGTGATACTATCCTATTCTTTGAAACTCCTTTTGATTGGACTATTATATTAAAGGCAAGAGCTAAAAAGGTTAAGACAGTATTAATGCCTATGTATGAATGCACCAATTATCCCCTAATATACTTCCCAGATGTTATCTTAACCCCCTCTGATTTAGACCAACAGTATTATCCAAAAGGAATACGAATAAACGTTCCAATACCTAAACATATTAAATGGAGAGAGAGGCAAAAAGCACTCGTCTTTGTGCATAATGCTGGAAATGGTGGTTTGGGAGGGCGTAATGGGACTAAGGAGCTTATAGAGGCATTTAAGTGGGTAAAAAGCCCTGTTAAGTTGATAATAAGGTCGCAAGTTCCTATGAATGATGTAGATGACGAAAGAATTGAGGTTAGAGTGGGTCAATTTGATGATATATGGTCAGAGGGAGATGTATTTATATTCCCCGAAGCCTTTAATGGTTTGTCTTTACCAATTCAGGAGGCTTATGCTTCAGGAATGGTTGTAATGTGTGGAGATAGGTTTCCAATGAATGAGTGGCTACCAAAAGAATATTTAATACCAGTTAAAAGTTACAGAAAGGAAACCTTATCAACTGAATTTGATTATGCAGAGTTTTCCCCAGAAGATATTGCCGAAAAAATAGAAGAAGTCTATAAAAGTGATATAATAATAACATCAAGGAAAGGTAAGAAGTTTGGAGAAGATAATTCTTGGAAGAAGTTAAAAGCTAAATATCTAAAATTATTATGAACTACAAATTAGCAAAAGAATTAAAAGAGGCTGGGTTTCCACAGAAACTTATTATAGGTAATGAGTATTACTCCAAGATTGGACACCCTAGAATGGGAATACCAATACAGTGGGCAGAAACATTAGTATTGAGTGAAGGAGCCAATAATATGAGTGGAGAATGGTATAAGAAACCAACCCTATCAGAACTAATAGATGCTTGTGGGGAGGAGTTTGACTCATTATCTAAATATCTACACAAATGGGTGGCGAATGCTTCAATAGACCCACTTGAAATAGATAGTGTTAGTGTAGTTATGTATGGTAAAACCCCAGAGGAGAGTGTTGCGAAGTTGTGGTTGGAGTTAAATAAAAAATAATATGAAAAAAGCACTTATAACAGGAATAACAGGACAAGATGGAAGTTATCTTGCAGAGTTATTAATAGAAAAGGGTTATGAGGTTCACGGAATAGTTCGCAGAGCTTCAACATTTAATAGAGGTCGTATAGACCATCTAGATTTAGAGGACAAACTCCACTATGGAGATATGACAGACATTGCTTCACTACTTAGAATTATAAAAAAAGTGAAACCTGATGAGATATATAATTTGGCTGCCCAATCACACGTTGCTGTTAGTTTTGACACTCCTATCTACACAGGACAAGTTGATGCTTTAGGAACCCTTAATCTATTGGAAGCTGTAAGGATATTAGGGCTAAAAACAAGGATATATCAAGCCTCTACTTCAGAAATGTTTTCTGGTAATGAAGATGAATGTCCTTATAATGAAAAATCTAAATTCTGCCCTAAAAGTCCTTATGGTGTAGCTAAACTATATTCATATAACTTAACAAGAATTTACAGAGAGTCTTACGATATGTTTGTAGTTAATGGAATACTATTTAACCACGAATCAGAAAGGAGAGGAGAAAACTTTGTAACTAGAAAGATTACTAAAGGTATAAGGGATATACTAGATGGAAAGATTAAACATATTGTATTAGGTAATCTAACAGCAGAAAGGGATTGGGGACACGCTAAAGATTATGTTGAGGCTATGTGGTTAATGTTACAACAAGATAAACCAGAAGATTTAGTAATTGCAACAGGAGAAAAATACTCTGTAAGAGATTTTATAGATAAGGCTTTTGAAATAACTAATCAAATATATAAAACAGACCTTAACTTCCAAGATAATATTAGAACAGATTTAGAATTTGTAAGACCTAATGAGGTTCAAACCCTATTGGGGGATAGTTCAAGAGCCAAAGCTGTATTAGGGTGGTCGCCTAAAATCGGCTTTGAATCTCTTGTGAAATTAATGGTTATTAACGATACAACAAAATGATACCAGTAAGTATGCCGAGTTTGACAGACTTGGAGAAAAAATATGTCAATGAAGCCCTAGACACTAATTGGATTTCTTCTAAAGGACCCTTTGTAGAGAGATTTGAAAAGGCTTGGGCTAAAAAGAATAAAATGGAATATGGAGTAGGTTGTTCAAGTGGAACTACTGCTCTTGTCCTAGCATTAAGGGCTATAGGAGTTCAGGAGGGAGATGAGGTTATCGTTCCTGAATTTACTATGGTTGCAACTGCGTGGGCAGTAACTTATGTGGGTGCAACACCTGTTTTTGTTGATTGTGATGATACCTTAAATATTAATCCAAAGAAAATACGAAAGGCTATCACAATAAAGACAAAAGCAATAATACCAGTTTCAATTTATGGAAGAATGTATAGTGATGCAGTAATTAGGGCTATAACGCAGGTAAATAAAAGGAGAACAAAAAAGATTAAGATTATAGAAGATTTAGCAGAGGCACACGGAACAAAAGTTAGAGGGGATATTGCCTGTTATTCACTTTTCGCCAACAAGATAATCACATCAGGAGAGGGTGGAATATGTCTAACAAACAACAAGAGGTATGCTGAATTAATGAAATGGTATGGAGCTATGTGTTTTAATGAAGACCATACATTTTTACACCCAGATTTAGGTTATAATTTCAGAATGACAGCTCTACAAGGTGCAGTAGCATTAGCTCAAGTGGAGAGGTTTGATGAAATAATAAGAAAAAGGAAGTTAATAGAGAAATGGTATGATGAAAATATCCCTGAATATCTTAAAATGCCTCCTAGAGATGTCTTGTGGATGTATGATATTAATGTAGGATATAAACAGAACCTTATTAGACAAGAATTAAAGAAAAAGGGTGTTGATTCAAGAGTTTTCTTTAAACCAATGAGCCAACAACCAACATATAATAGACCTTATAATCATTTAAATGCTTTTAGATGGGCTTATCAGGGTCTTTATTTACCAACTTATACAGATATGACAGAAGAAGACGTTAAAACCATCTGTAAAACATTAAAAGACGTATTATGAATCATTTAGTTATAGGAAGTGGGCAGATAGGAACTGCCATCTCGCAGATTTTGAAGTGTGATATTAGAGATATAGAGAAATTTGAGGGCGAATATGGTGCTATTCACATATGTTTTCCTTATTCAGATAGATTTATATCACAAGTTAAAAAATATAAGAAAGAACATAATGCTAGATATGTAGTTATTCATTCAACAGTTCCTGTTGGAACCTCCAGAACATTAGAGGCTTGTCATTCTCCCATAACAGGAAAACACCCTGATTTATATGAAAGTATATTATTGTTTACAAAACTATTTGCTGGTAGAGGGGCTAAAAGAATGGCCGAAGAGTTTGATTTTAAGGGTTGTGAAACTAAAGTGTTGATTAAACCAGAGAATACAGAAGCTGGTAAATTGTGGGCTTTAAATATTTATGGACTAAATGTGATGATAGAAAAGGAAATATATAAATATTGTGAAGAAAACAAACTTGATTTTAATGAGGTTTATACAGATTTTGTGGAGATGTATAATGGGGGTTATAACAAGATGGGATTACCACAATTCCAACAATATAATCTTAAACATATGGAGGGAAAAATAGGAGGGCATTGTATTATTCAAAATATGGATAATCTTAATAGTCCACTATCTTCTTTGTTAAAAAAACTCAATGATGGTGTGGTATAATTAAATTATGCAATACAATAAAGATTCAGATTCACAAGATATTGTTTCATTAATTGGAGATGCAACTGGTATTGACACTACTGTTCAGATTAAACAAATAACAAGGGCAGCAAACGAAGCGAACAAGAAGATTTGGTCGTGGATTTTTGAGTCTTATGGAGGTTGGATTTATGATGATAGTAATAATACAAATTTACCAATCGCAACAACTGATTTAGTAGCAGACCAAGCAAAATATATTTTACCTAGTGAGGCATTAACTGTTAGAGAAGTGGAATATAAAAATTCAGGTGGAGATTGGACTAAATTACTTCCTGTTTCAACGACAGAGATAAACCAATTCTATTCAGAAAAGGAATGGCACGACACTCCAGCAGAACCAAGATATTATGCATTAATTAGTGATATGGTTAAAACATATCCAGCAACAGACACATCAAGGTCAGATGCTTTAAGAGTCCAATTTGATAGAGGTTCAGTATCTTTTGTTTCAACGGATATAGAAAAAGACCCAGGCTTTGCTTCAGAGTTTCACGGAGCAGTTGCCACGGGGGCATCATATTTTATTGGTATTAATAAAACATTACCTAATTGGGATAAAATCAGGTCAGAATGGTTAAATTCCGAGAAGAGTATTAAGGATTATTATACAAGACGATGGGAAGAAAAGTTCCCACCCAAATTTATTAGCTCTGACACATTAAAACAATACATATAATATGGCAAACGTAGTTTACAACAGCACAAAAGGAAAGTTGATGGACGGAACTATTGATTTAGATTCAGATACAATAAACATTGCTCTTTACACTTCTTCATATACACCAGACATTGATGCAGATATATTCTTTGATGACCTTTCAAATGAGGTTACAGGAACAGGTTATACAGCAGGAGGAGAAGAACTTGGAAGCAAAACTGTAACAGTTGATACAACAAATAACAGAGCAGAATTTGATGCAGCAGATACAACTTGGTCTTCAGCAACAATTACTGCAAGAGGAGCAGTTGTTTATCAAGACACAGGAACACCAGGAACTTCAGCTTTGATTTGTTATATTGATTTTTCAACAGATAAGACTTCAACATCTGGCGACTTCAAAATAGCATACAACGCAGAGGGAATATTACAATTAGCTTAATATGGCAATATCATACGAATCAATACAATCCACAACGGATGATGGGAGTGCAACAATAACAATTACAAAACCAATAAGTTTAGCTGTTGGCGATTTAATGGTGGCTTTTATAGGTTCAGGTGCAGATGCAACAACAAACTCTTCATTAGCTGGGTGGACAGTAATAGATGGTCTTGGAGATGCTACTTTCTGGGGAGCTAACCCTGGCAATCATACTTGTTTAGCAAAGGTGGCAGATTCAGGAGATACGGCAGCTTCCAATTTCTCTTTCACTAAAGGGGGTGGTAATGATGAGAGTGTCGGTGCAATATTAAGATTTTCTTCTGATGTTGGTAGTTTCGATGCTTCTAGTTTAATTGTTGGAGATGCTAATTTAGCAGCAGGAAATCCTACAATCACATTCGTTGGGGGTGTAACACCAGCAAGTGCTAACTCTTTTCTAGTTATGGGTGTATTTACAGATGCTTCAAGCACGTCAACAGGGTGGGCTGTTGTAACAGATAACCCTAGTTGGACAGAAGTATTAGACGAGGTAATTTCAGAGGGAAATGATGCAACACTATCAATAGCCTATGGCTCAAGGGCAGAAACAAGTGCTACTGGTAATTATTCAACCATATTAGGTGCAAACAATGATGGAATAGGAATTTTAATAGCCCTTAACGAAATGGTAGATGTAACAATATCTCCCGACCCCATTGTTATGACATCTACTGTTCCATCAGTTGTAGTAACAGCAGATGCTAATATAGCACCAAGCCCATTAGTAATAACAGCTTCAGTTCCTGCACCAACAGTCACGGTTACAACAGTTAGTTGGACTAACGAATCAAAACCATCTGCTTCTGTATGGACTATTGAAGACCAAATATAAAATTATGGATAAAAACGGAAATATAACATTAAATTATGACACTTGGAAATATGGTATTAAAACCCCAGTAACAGGAATGGGTGATATTGTTAATATGGATATTTTTGATACACCAGGGATAGTGAAAATAGCATTAGCCCCTACAGCCCTAGCTACTACAGATTTTACAGACAAACCAACCTTTGGTGCTTTTAGACCCGAAACTAATTCTGTTTTCTTGGGGGATAGAGATGGAGAACTTTATGATTATAATGTTGATACATCCGTTCTGGGTGCTAAGGCTGATGGTTCAGAGGGAATGGCAAATGGAAAATGGTGGAAGAATTATCTAATTGCTACAGATGTTTCAGGAACAACTATTGATATAGATGCCTTTGATGGAACATCAACTTGGACTGCTGATTGGGAATCATATACAGCAGACTCAAGTTCAGGTGCTGGATATAATAAAATACACCCATCTCCAGCAGATGATGATTTATATATCGGATATGGAAGATACGTTGCAAGAATATCAGGTATTGGAACTTTTGACCCAACTGATAGTGGGACTTGGACTTCTATTGATAAGTTCTTAATACTTCCCGTTGGTTATGTTATTAATGATATAGATACCATAGCTAATTATTTAATAGTCTCTGCTTCTATAAGTGGTTCTGCTTCAGCAACAACACATTTTTATGGAGCAAGACTTTATTATTGGGATTTAAGTCAAAATATAACTGTGGCACAGGAGTTTACAGGCTTTGTGGAATTAAATACTAATGTAGCTTCTCCATTAATTACTGTAGATAACAATATTTACTATCACAAGTGGGCTGATAGAAGCTGGGGTGTAACAAACCTATCCTCAACACAAACACTATTCGGTCTTGATATTCAATCTGAAGTTAATTATGGTGGTTATTTAACTGGAAATAAAGATTGTGCCTCAAGAACAAATGATTATTTTGTGCTTGGTTTATCATCAGAAGATGGAGATAGTAAACCAGCGGGTGTTTATCATATAAGTCATGGTTCATATACAAGACATACAATTTCAACAGGGGAGGTTGGTATTAATGCTGAAGTGGATATTAAGTTTGTAACTACTATTGGTTTTGGAGAATATCTTGTTGGTTATGAAGATGCTGTAACACCATCTTATGTAGTAGACCATTTTGGTAAATCAGGATATAGGAGAACGTCTTATGGTGCTTATATGGAAAGTCCCCTCTATCAGGTTAGTGGTTCCCTTAAAAAGAAATCATATCAACAACTAGAGGTATCTTTAGCTAAAGAGTTGGCAACAGGACAAGGGGTTAGAGTTTCTTATCGTAAGAATTTATCAGATAGTTGGACAGTAATGCAGACCTTTGATTTTGCTACTTATGGAGCTAAGGCACAATTTAATGACACAGCAAAGATAACAGACGCTTCCACACTTCAATTGAAAGTGGAAATGACAACGGGTGCAAGTTCAACAACCACACCAGAATTAATTACAGTAAGAATATTTTAATATGGCAGACAATATACAAAAAGAAGAATTCAGACAACATAAACACTCTGGTATTGATGGGGTTAAGGTCAATTTTAATGACCTTTCAATAGTTAGAAAGACAGCGATAACAGCCCCAACAGGAGGTGGAACACAGGACTCGGAAGCAAGAACAGCAATTAACACAATTATTAGCACGCTTGAGGACTTAGGTCTAATCAACGAAAATTAAATGTTATAATATTATTATGGACAACGAAACAGTATTAACATCAGGACAATTTGATAACGCAAACCCATTAACAGGGAATGAATCTGCTACTCCCTTAACGGAGACCTTTTTTACACCAGATAAACCCTCTTTAAATGAAATGGCAGATAGTGCAGGTGTTGATGCTCCAGCTACCACAACACAAATAGATGCTAAAAATATAAATCAACCGGTAGCATCTCCAGTTGATGCCCCTATTGCAGAAAATGATATTTATTCTGATTTGGAAAACCAAATTCGTAGTGTATCTGGTATTGATACAATGGCTCAAGATGAGGAGAATATAGATGATTTATGGAGTGTTCTTTCTTCTTCAGCAAAAGATGTGGCAGATATACAAAGGGATATAGGAAATCAACCAAGAGAACAAAAGAAATTAGAGGCTAAGACTGGTTTACCTGAATTTAGGGAATCTCAAAGAGATGTGGTTGCTCAAATGACAGCATTACAGGCTCAATTAACTACTGATTTAGAAACTATAACAGAACAAAGTCGCCAAGAGGGTGGTTTAGCCTTTGCTTCAGGAGGAGAGAGGGGACGTAGAGCAAGACAGGCTGCAGCTGAAATGGCAGGTCTATCCGCTATTAATCAACAACTATTGGGAAATATCCAAACAGCACAGGATTATGTTACACAATCTATGAATATTAAATATTCTGCTCTACAAGGAGAATTAGATGCTCAAAATACTCTTATTAATATGAATAAGGATAAGATGACAAGTAAGGAGGCAAAACTGGCAGAGAAAAGACAAACAGAAATATCTCTATTATCTAATAGATTAGAAAAACAAATGGCTAACGAATTGGAAGCTAGACAGAGTATTATCACAGCTATGGGAAATGGTCTAGGTTCTAGCACAGGCTCTAATTTAATGAGTCAATTATCAAAAGGAAGTATAACCCCCGAATCTGTTTTTGCTACAACAGGTGGTTATTTAGTAGACCCACTTGATAGAGCTATTAAACAGTTATCTTATAATACAGCCTTAGAAACATATAACTCAACATCAGAAGTTAATGATGATTGGGGAGATTTAATTAATGATACTGCCTCACTAGCTGGTTCAAAAGATGGTAGAGCTAATACAAAGAAATTACTTGCAGATGCCTTTAAAGACCAAAACTATAATAGGGTTTATACTCTTATGGCTAATAATGTATCAGAAGCATTAACAGGAGAGAACAAATCTAAATTTGATGCACAAAGGAGAGAATATCTTGCTTTAGATAAAATGAGTAATTCTTTACAGCAATATCAAGATGCTGGAGGAGATATGAACATCTTTAAAGGTAAGGCTGAAGAAATTACAAGAAAGCTAGGGCTTATAGGAGATGACCCTCGCTTTACAGCGTTTGCTGTTGAATTGACTCGTAATTTCCAAACATACCGACAGGAAATGACAGGTGCCGCCTTTACACCACAAGAATCAAGGGAGTATGCCTCAATTAACCCAGGCACAGGAAAGACTATTGACCTTAACCTTGCTATTATTAAAGGTGCTAGGAATGCAATAGAAAATAAATACATTTCTACTGTTGAAGCAAATATTAGTGGAGCCGAAAAGGTTTGGAATATAGTTAGTGGTTCAAGCTCTACATCAGGACAATATATAAATGAAGTTGATAGTGTCTTACAATCAGGAGATGGTTTAGATGATTTTCTAAACGGATTAGAACTAGGTGGTTCAACCCCAGCCACAACAAATTATAAGAAAGAATCAATGGATTTTAATATAACACTTTAATATGCAAATTTCACAAGAACAACTAAAGACAATCCTAAAAAACAAACCAACAGGAACAGACAATAGAACTATTGTTGAGGGTCTTATTGGTAGAGGATATAACCTAGAGGGATTAGACCCCTTAACTTCTACTGTTTTTAGAGAACAAAAGAAAGCATCACAACCTCTCGTAACACAACAAGAATTTGAAAAACCAAAGGCTACAAGTTTTTGGGGTAAGGCTAGAGATGTTGCAGCCAGTATTGTTGGAGGTGGTAAATTAGCAGAGGGACTAGGACAAGCAATAGCT